CACAGGATACTCCTAATATCATTCGTGGAGTTCAGACAGATTACAAAAAGTTGTACTACAGCGATCCGCAAGCCGCGCTGAAGGTTCCTGTCTCACTTGTTCAGGGCTATGGAGTCCTGAAGCAGGGAACAGTCATGGCGCGCAACACGTCCGCTGGCAGTGCAGGAAAGCTCTTTCCCTATGATCCCTCCCTGGCGGTCACAGGAGCGGAGAATGCGCCTGGACGTTCGTATCTCGTAGCTGATCAAGGAACTGGCACTGCCGTGTGCAGCGTCACGATTGACGACAGCTACAGATTCGCAGTCGGAGATGACATCATTATCTGTGACAACGATCTTGAAGCGAACATGGACAACGGCGGGGCGATCATCTCTATCGACAGGACCACGTACACGAACTTTGCTGTCATCACGTTCACCACGAACACGGGTGACAATTTCACCACCGCGAAGTTTGCACATGCCATGCTGGAAGGCTGCTTCGTTGCTGTTGGAATCCTTGAGAAGTCCGTTGACACAGGAACGGGCTTGAATTCCAAGGGTGCCCTCGCGACGTTGATTCTCGGCAACTGTGTGCTGTACAGTGGAATGCTTCTCAACATGGACTCGGGTGCCGTCACGGACTTGTCCGCTGGCACATTTGGCCAGTACACCTACATCCGATAGAAAGGAGGTGAGATACAATGGGTAGAGGATCAAGCGAAATTCCAATCCTGCGACTCGAAACGTTGCAGAAGTTCCTTACCAAGTTCACAGCACCACCTGAACTTGTACTTCAAAACCTCTTTCCCTCAAGTCCGTCTCCCTCCTCCGCTGTCAAGTGGGAGAGTCAGACCGGAACGCGAGGCATGACCCCGTTCGTACCGCCAGGAGCACCTGCTCCGAAGACATCCCCCCTCGGAGTCGCCCAGCACTCTGCGGAAGCTGCTTTCTGGAAGGAAATCATGGACTTCGATGAGGAGTTCTTGAATAACCTTCGCCAGGAAGGAACGGAAGCAGCGTACATGGACGCGGCTGCACGACTCTCCAGAGAGTTGGGTGGGCTCGTCAACCGTGCGAATCGACGGAAAGAGTGGATGTTTGCGAAGATGATCTTCGAAGGTGCCTTCAACTACTACGTAGCTTCCGGTGTCAAGATCGAACTGGACTACAGTATTCCTTCCGCGAATCAAGTGACTCTCGGAACGGATTACAAGTGGTCGACAGGAACCTCACGGAATATCATCGGCGACATTATCGACGGCAAGAAGCTGATCGCGGACGAATGCGGCGGCAAAGTCGATATGGCCATCTGCAACTCTCAAGTTCTGAGGTATCTCGCACAGGACCCTGACATCCAGACTTTGCTTCAGAAGACTGCGTTTGGAAAGGGTGACCTCTTCAGCGGATCGAAGAATCCTATCGTTGGAGTGAATCCCAACGTGATCGCCGGACTCTTGGACATTCCGAATCTGCTCATTTATGACGAAGTGTACGAAGTGAGGAACCTCCTCACGGGCGTAGTCACAGGCTCCTCCACGACTGCGATTCCTGTGACGGACACCTCCGACTACGAAGTAGGCGGTACACTCCGACTCATTGATGTCAGTGCAGGAACGTATGAGGACGAGACGATTGCTTCGATTCAAGTGGAAAGCGGAACTGTGACTGTCTCTGCTGCGCCTACAGCGTCATTCAAGGCAGGAGAGGACTACGCAGTCCAGAAGCGGAAATTCATTGCAGACACGATGTTCTGCATGATCGCTTCCTCTGTCGAGGGCGTCAAGATCGCTGAGTACAAGACCGCGCCGTACGGAGTCCCACGGAAGTATGGGATAAGTACGGATCGGAATGACAAGTGGGACCCGGAAGTCGTGCAAATCAGAGTACAAGACAAGGGGCTTCCGATCCTGTACCACACGGACGCAATCTACCAGTTAACCGTAGCATAAAGGAAGGAGGGCGACATGAGATCCAAAGGTCATCCTCTTCCTGAAGTCGGCTGGAAAGAGCGTCTTGCTCTCAACGTCATGCCCCCTATTCAGGCAACCGTTTCCGGTGAGATCACTGCGACTACTGTGATCAATCTTGGAACTCCTCGATTCAAAGGAGCGATCAAAAACGTCTGGCTCTCTGTCGGTCAATGCGGAAGAGATGACACTGGAAACACGCTGTCTCTTGCAGCAGACGTGAGGATCAATGGAACGACTTGCTTGGCCACGCAGCCTTCGATTGCTGCTGTGACAGGGGAAGCCGCAATACAGAAGACAACTGCAATAGCAGGAGACACAGGCGTCACAGAAGCAATCCTTGACTACACGAACTATACGTTCAATGCCGGAGCAACAATCGAGGCTACGTTCGTGCTTGTTCGGACTGCTTCCCCAGGAAGTGAAATGGCGAATCCGTGTGTCGTTGTCGAACTGGAGCCTACGTAATATATAGTAGGCATGTGAAGGAGACAATCGAGTGGATATCGAAAGCGTGAGAGTCTTGAGGACTCTCAAATTCGGAGACCAAGTATATCAGGGGGGAAAGGTTTATCCACAACCTTTCTCTCCTGATATCTTAAAGGAAATTGCTATGGGTTCTCCTTACATCGAGATCATTGAGAAACAGGTGGAAGTGGAGCCCGAGAGTGAAGAAACAAACGAGAAGCCAGAAGAAGTTGAGATTCCCGAGAAGCCGAGAAAGCTAGTCCGTAGGAGCGGATAGAATGACTCAACACGATTTGGAAATGCTTGTCCAGAAAGACGTGAAGGGACTCGACACATACCTCCAACAGGACGATTATACGAGGGCAGTTGAGGCAGCAGCCAGAGAGACCGGTTACGCTGTGACCTCCGCGAACGGGACAAAGGTTAATTGGCTCGTTGAGAGAGCCAAGCGTTTCCTATTCTTCATGCTCCTGAGTGAGAGTGCCCATAAATTCAAGGTCAAGCAGTATTCCCTTCATCACAGATTCGAGCACTATCGAGATATCATCAAGTACATGGATGAACAATGGGCGACTTTCTTGGAAAGCGAGCCAGTCGATCCTGATACTCCTGTACACATTGGTGGAATGAAGGTAGATGCTGGATTCCAGTATGATAGGAATACGGGGCGCGATACGACCTACTCTGACGAGAATGTGGTTCAGTTCACCCCGACCGAGAACGACTAAATGTCGATCAGCCTTGATATCAAGCTTGTTCTTCAGGAGATAGGAACGAGCTTCAATGTCAAAAGAGACAGTGGAGATGTCTCCGGCGGTTATCTCGACTACGAGATGAATCGACAGGTCACAAAGCCCTTCATACGTGAGTTCTTCATAGAAGCAACCTTCCAGCATGATAGCGTAGCAGCGAACGGAGACGTTATCGAATTCTCCGATGGACGGAGATATTTGGTGATGAACGATTCACCGGAGAATTTCGAGAACGAGTTGATTTCCCGAGAGACTGTGCTCTATATGTGCAATGTCTCCGGGGAACTCCTACGAGCATCCGGCGAAGTCTGGGACACGAACTATCGTCGCGGAACTTCCTGGGAAGCTGTCCACTCCTCATGCTACGCTGTCCTCACGTCACGGCTTTTCGGAACTGATCTACAGCAAGACGAAGAACTCGCTCAGATTGGGATCGAATCCCAAGTCCTCTACCTGCCCAGCAGTCTCGGGGCACGGTCGCTTGATCGCTATCAGCCAGCAAGTGGAGAGTATTACAAAGTGGAGCAAGTCATCCACAGATACTTTCCAGCAGTAGACGTGTGCTATTTGGCTGAAGATACAAGAGTCTAATCCTTCGATATCACAAGGAAAATTGAAATGAAACGAGTTCTCTTCGTTGGCGAGAGTCCTATCGGATGCACAGGTAATTCCAATTTCATGCGGGCATTGCTCAACCAGCTAGACAGGGAAAAGTACCCGTCCGCTTGCTTCGGAGTAGGCACTACGCATGTTCTGAAGCATGATATCTTTCAACCTCACCCTGTTCCGTTGATTTCCGCAGATGGAAGCGCAGACAAGTGGAACGGAAAGAAGCTACTGCGGGTTATTCATGAGAATCCTGTAGAAGCTGTTGTGTTCGTTGGAATTGACATTTGGGTTTACGCTCCGATCTTCGAAGAACTCTTGCAGTTGAGGCGGGCGAAGAACTTCAAGTGGATCACGATTTGCCCGTACGACACTCCCGAACTCAGAAAGGATTGGCTAACGTGGTTCCGAATGCCCGACATCTCTTGTGTCTATTCGGAATTTGGATACAATCTGATCAAAGAGGATGTGCCTCAAGCGAGATATTTCCGACCTCCGCTTTTTGCTCATAGGATATTCCAGCGATTGTCGCCGGAGAAGAGAGCGGAGGCGAGACACAAATACTTCCCGACGATTGGAGATGGATTCCTTTTTGGATTCCTTGGAAATAACCAAGTGAGGAAAGATCCTCAGAAAGCCGTTCTAGGTTATTCCGAAGTGAAGAAGAAGCATGAGGATTCCTACTTGTATATGCACTTGAACATGCAGAGCGGTGTCTACAATCTCATTCAGTTTGCTCTTGACTGCGGGCTCAAATCCGGTGACTTGATTGCCAAGTCCGGTGATCCTGATGCGTGGGTCAGCTTGCCCGGAATGGTCGAGATCTACAATTGCTTCGACGCTTTGCTGAACTGTTCCCTTCAGGAAGGGCTCTCTTGGACCCTCCTTGAGGCGATGCTCTGCGGAGTCCCTGTCATTGCTACGGATACGACAGCGCAGACGGAACTTGTCAAGGATGTAGGATCACTCGTTCCTTGCAACGATCCAGCGTACATTCCTGTGTTTGCGGAGCGCGGTCAATCGTGGATCAACGCGAATTGCTGCAAGCAGAGCGATCTTGCAGAAGCAATGTTGCAGATGGTAGAGGACGAGAACTACCGCGAGAAATGCAGACAACGAGGATTCCAGAAAGCAAAAGAGTGGACGGATGGAGTTCACAACATCAATGACCTGCTGGATTCCGCTTTTGAGGAGAAGGAAGCTGTCAGTGTGAGTTCCATTCCTTATGGAATGAAGGACGCGGTTTGCTTCGCGCAGAAGTCCTCCGCAGGCGACATTCTCATGACGACAAAAGCGATGAAGGGTCTGAAGGGCATGTTTGGAGACAAGAAGCTTGTCTATATGACCCAGCGGCAGTATATGGACATCGTTCGCGGAAACCCGGACATAGATGAAGTCATAGCATGGGACGACACAGCATACAATTCCTATGTCCACAGATTGAATCCACATCAGGATAGGATTCTCCCCGGACATTGGGGACGAAATTGCAACACCCTGCTCTCTGACTTCTACTGG